AGCATATTTTCTGCGCTATTCAAGTTCAATGCAAGTGGTTAGGGAAGTTACTTCCGTTGCTAAGAATGCTGTGTCGACTACAGGTCAGACAGCTTCAGCTACTCCACCAGCAGAGCTTGTAAAAAATAAAGATGATTTTGATGCTCAACTTTCTGCATTAGATTCAGATTCTCATACTTTCGTAGCTAAGTATCCAGGTATCCTAGGTAATAGCTTAAAAGTATCAGTATGTCCAGCAAATGACTCAGCGTTTGACGCTTGGACATACAAATCATCATTCGACGCTGCTCCAGATACTAGTACGTATGCTACTGGTAAAAGTGCGACAGACGATGAAGTACACGTAGCAATTGTAGATACTGATGGTGGTATTACTGGGACAGCTGGTTCTGTTTTAGAAACATTCCCATTCTTATCACAAGCTTCAGATGCTAAGAATCCAGATGGAACTGTCAACTATGTAAAAGATGCTGTTAATGAGCGTTCTTCTTATGTATGGATGGTTGGTTTTGATTCAGACTATAGCTTTGGTGGTACAGTAGCTACTAGTGGTAAAGACTTTAATGCATTAAATGCAGCTACAGATTATAGCTTTACACAGGGTGTAAACTCTGCAGCTCTAACAACTACTGAATATGCTACTGGTCATGATCTTTTCGAAGACAAAGACATTGTAGAAGTTGACTTCTTGATTGCACCTGGTATGGGTACAACAACTGATCAAACTACAATTGTTAACGATTTGATCTCTACAGCACAGTCAACTCGTAAAGATTGTGTAGTTGTTACTTCACCTGCGCGCGATGATGTAATTAATCTTACAAACCCTGCAACAATTACAACAAACGTTGTAACTACTGCCAACACATTTACTAATTCATCTTACTTAGTGATGGATGGTAACTATTTGAAGGTCTATGATAAGTACAATGATCAGTACATTCATATTCCTGCAGCATCCTCTACAGCTGGTTTAATGGCTGCAACTGACTTAAATAGAGCACCATGGTTCTCACCTGCAGGTTCTAGACGCGGTCAGTATTTAGGAATCACAGCAATTAGTTGGACACCAACAAAGGCTCAAAGAGATACTCTCTACAAAGCTAGTGTTAATCCAATTGCAAATATTCCTGGTCAAGGTGTTATCCTCTTCGGAGATAAGACTAAGCTGAATAGACCATCTGCTTTCGATCGTATTAACGTTCGTAGATTGTTCCTTGTACTTGAGAGAGCAATTGGTAGAGCAGCTGAGCAAGTCCTGTTTGAATTCAATGATGAGTTCACAAGAGCAGAATTTGTAAACATTATTGAGCCTGTATTGAGAGAGATCAAAGGCCGTCGTGGTATCACAGACTTTAAGGTTGTTGCGGATGAAACAAACAACACAGCCGAAGTCATTGACCGCAATGAGTTTATTGCAAGTATCTTCATCAAGCCTGCTCGTTCCATCAACTATGTCACTCTAAACTTTGTGGCAGTTAGAACTGGCGTCGACTTTGAAGAAGTCGTTGGCACAGTTTAACATAGGAGAAAAAAATGGCAGTATTAGGAGTTGATGACTTCAAATCAAAGCTGAGAGGCGGTGGTGCTAGACCTAATCTATTCAAAGCCACTATTAACTTCCCAGCTTATGCAGGTGGAGATCCTGAATTAACATCTTTCTTGTGTGAAGCAGCACAGCTTCCTGGATCTACAATGGGTACAATTGTTGTACCTTTCCGTGGACGTCAGTTAAAAATGGCTGGTGATCGTACATTCTCAGAATGGACAGTCACGATCATTAATGACACAGACTTTGCAGTACGCAATTCAATGGAAAGATGGATGAATGGAATGAATGCTCATTCGGCAAACACCGGATTAGCTTCTCCAATTGCATATGAAGCAGATCTAAAAATTGAACAGCTTGATAGAGCTGGAGAATCAGTAAAGCAGTACACCTTTAGGGGTGCATTTCCTACAGATCTTTCACCTATTGAGGTCAATTACGGATCTACGGATGAAATCGAAAGATTTACTACAACGTTCCA